AGAACGTGTTTGAGGGCTCCGCTACCACCGAGGAGCTCCCCGTCCTGACTCACGCCCAGGTCGAGACCATCTTCGAGGACGCTCGCTCCAGCGGCTCCCTGAAGCAGGCCATCCTGGCTCACGCTGACGCTTATGGCATCAAGCAGATCGAGACCCTCTTCCCTGAGGCTAAGGATCTGTGGAACACCCCGGAGTTCATCAAGCGTAAGACCGATTGGGTCAACGCTGTTGTGGGTGGCGCCAAGCACTCGCCCTTCTCTCGAATCCGTACCCGCTTCGCCGACATCACGGCCGACGAGGCCCGTGCTAAGGGTTACATTAAGGGCAATAAAAAGGAAGACGAGGTCTTCACGCTTCTGCAGCGTGTCACCTCGCCGACCACCATCTACAAGAAGCAGAGGTTGGATAGGGATGACATCCTGGACATCACTGACTTTGACGTGGTGTCTTGGATTCGAGGCGAGATGAAGATTATGATCGAGGAGGAGCTCGGTCGAGCCGTCCTCATCGGTGATGGTCGTCAGGCCTCCTCTAAGGACAAGATCAAGGAGGACTGCATCCGCCCGATCTACAAGGAGGACAGCCTCTACGCTCCTCGTGTCGTCCTGGCCAAGGAGACCACCACCGAGGACGTCCTGGACTCCATTGTCCGCGCCATGGACGACTACGACGGTGCTGGAAACCCGACCTGGTTCGCCGAGCCGCACATGGTCACCGAGATCCTGCTGCTCAAGGACAAGATGGGTCACCGTCTGTTCCGCAGCGTCTCCGAGCTTGCTGACTACGTCGGTGTCTCGAAGATCGTCAAGGTCCCGCTGATGAAGGGTCTGCAGCGCGCCTCCACCAAGAACGGCACTGTCGACGCTCTCGGCATCATCGTCAATATGTCCGATTACACCATCGGTGCGGACAAGGGTGGTCAGCTCTTCGCGGCTGAGGACTTCGACATTAGCTTTAACCAGTACCACTACCTCTTGGAGACCCGCCTCTCCGGTGCGCTGACTCACCCGAAGTCGGCCATCATCGTTGAGCGGAAGACCGAGACTGGTAACGTCGTCGCGGAGCCGTGATAGATGGCCAAATTCTTCGGTGAGATAGGATTTGCTACACAGGTCCAGACCGAGCCGGGAATTTGGGAAGACAAAATTGTCGAGAAGCAGTACTACGGTGATGTGTTTCGTGAAGCGCGTCGCTTTGGTGCCAGCGATGAGATTCTGGGAAGTATCAACCTCAGTAACCAGATCAGCATTATTGCTGACGGTTTTCTAACGGATAACATCCAGAACCTCAAGTACGTACGCTGGATGGGGGGACTTTGGAAGATCTCCTATGTGGAGCTGAAGTTCCCCCGTCTGGTTCTCGAGTTGACGGGGGTGTATAATGGACCGACGGCTAGCTCTCCATGAGAAGCTGGTAGAGATCCTCGGGTCGGATAAGGTCTATTACCAACCGCTCCCGTCGCTTAAGCTCTCGTATCCGTGTATCGTATACGAGCGGCATCCGGGCGATCCGATGTTCGCGGACAACATCAAGTATATCAAAGCGAACCGGTTCCAGGTTACATTGATTGCCCGGCATCCCGAGGACCCGACACGAACGAAGATCGAGGACCTTTTGTTCAGCCGCCATGAGTCTCGACTCGTAGCGGACAACCTCTATCACGACATCTTCGACGTCTACTATTAGGAGTTAACATGGCTGCACTTGTCTGGGACAAGACTGGTGAGCGCCGTATTGAGACTGGTGTCGACCACTGCGCACTGTATGTGTACGACCCTGCTCAGAAGACCTACGGCAAGGGTGTTGCTTGGAATGGTATCACCGCCATCTCCGAGAAGCCCGAGGGCGCCGAGGCTACCGACCTCTACGCCGACAACATTCTTTACCTCTCGATGCTCTCGGCTGAGAAGCTGAAGGCCACAATTGAGGCCTACACCTACCCCGACGAGTTCGAGCAGTGTGACGGTTCCGCCACACTGACGAAGGGTGTCAAGATCGGTCAGCAGGACCGACTGGCTTTCGGTCTCGTCTACCGCACCAAGATCGGTGACGACGTGGCTGGTCAGGACAAGGGCTACAAGCTCCACGTCCTGTACGGCTGCAAGGCCTCTCCTTCTGAGAAGG